TGTACGGCACCTCAAGACCCTTGATACAATAGTGGGTGATGTCGGCCACCAGCTCTACATTATCTATATCGAACTCGCCGTCTTCCTTGCCCTCGCGGAACACCTTACGGAACAGTTCTATCTCGGCATCATCGAAATTCTTGCGAACCTTTTCCACCATCCAGATGTTACGGAAGAATTCGGCACGTAAATTGCCATTGCGTACCACCGTCTCACGAATCATGCTCAAGTGCATGTAAATCAATTCTATGATTTTCTCCTGAGGAGGAATCTTTTTGGCTGCCACCTCGTCAAGCTGGTCGGAAAGACGTTCCAACTCGCTCTCGATAACGGCATAATAGATGTCTTCTTTAGACTTGAAATAGGTATATAATGTGCGGCGGCCCTTATCAGAAGCCTGCGCAATATCATTCATCGTCGTATTTTCCAAACCGTTCTTGGCAAACAACTGACGGGCTACGTCAACTAATTTCTGTCGCGTTTTCGATATAGACATAATTTCAGTCCTCCCAAACTTTTCCGTTTTGCACATTATAATTACAGTGTGCAAAATTAGATAATACTTCTGATATTGCCAAATCTTTTTTACTTAAATTGTAAAAAATACGCTTTTTACTTATTTTTTCTGCAAAAGATTTGCATATTTCAAAAAAAACTCGTACCTTTGCAGCGCTTTTCGAGAAAAGCTCTGCGAAATCAGGCTTCACCTCAGCAAAGATCAAGCTCTCTGCATTCGGTTCGCTCTGATTTTGTCACCTAACATCGCGGAGTGGAGCAGTTGGTAGCTCGCCAGGCTCATAACCTGGAGGTCGCATGTTCGAGTCCTGCCTCCGCAACATCAAGTCGCAAATTCCCTCACAAATAAAGGGATTGCGACTTTTTGAGTTTTATAACTCGGACATCATTCGGACATATTAACGTATGCGTTGGTTGTTTCGGCAACAAACGTAAAAAAAATGTTTTCCAAAAAGAAACGGCATAATTTCCACGATGTAATTGTAGATTTCATCCCACCCCAGCGTCACGACGGGACGCATTCCTACATCTGGTTTTCTCAGGTTGACCCCCTTACAGGCAAGCTGAAGCGTAAGAAGTACATGCTAGACAGGTTCCGCAAGGGGCGTGAGCGTGACATGGTGGCCAACCGCATCATCGGAAATATCCTCAACCAGGTATCTCACGGCTGGAACGTGTGGGTCGATGGGGATATCATGCGCACGAACTATTCAGTCGAAGACATGCTGGACAGATACAGGGAATATGTCAAGGCGTTGTACCATCGGGGCGCCATGAAGCACAAGACAATGTACGACTACCTGTCACGGCTGTCTGTGCTGTGTGAGTTTCTGGAGTCTCAGGGCAACCATGTCAGGGTGACCGCCCAGCTCGACCAGTCATTCTTCACGGACTATCTGGACTATCTCATCACGGACAGGGATCTTTCAGCACGGAGCCGTAACAACTACCGCACCTGGTGCTCGACGTTCTGCAGCTGGCTGGTAGAGAAGAAATACATCAAAGAGAACCCCATCCAGTACATCCGGCAGCTGAAAGAATCCGAGAAGCTGAGGGATGCGTTGCCGCATAGTGCCCTTACGCGTATGCGCGAATACCTTAATATAAATAATAAGTATTTCCTTCTTGCGTGCATGATGGAATACTATACCTTCATACGTCCTGATGAGCTCAGGCATATCAAGGTGGGATATATCTCCGTTTCCAAGAAAGAGGTGACGGTACCGGCTGACGTAGCGAAAAACGGACACGAGAGACATGTGGGACTGAACAGTAAGGTTCTGCAGCTGATGATAGAACTGGATATATTCAGCGCACCATCGCAGGACTATATCTTCAGCGACAACATGCGTCCGGGTCCGAAGATGATCTATGCCAACGCCTTCCGTCTGGAGTGGAGCAAGTTGCGCAAGGTGATGAAGTGGCCGGACAGCTACCAGTTCTACAGTCTGAAGGACTCAGGCATCCGTGACCTGGCCAATGCCGAAGGTGTCGTGGTGGCCCGTGATCAGGCGGGACATTCTGATATCGCCGTTACCAACAAGTACCTGAAGCGTTCCCGGATTGTCCCCGACGAGGTAAAGTCCTTCGACGGTTCGTTATAGTAACTCATAAAAATGCCCCGTTATCTCATGGGCCACACCGTCCTCGTTGACTTGTATCTCCAGCTGCTTGGCGATGTACCGTTTGTTGGCAATGACAAACATTCTGCTGACGGACGGCACATCGTCTGCCAGGAACTTGGTGATCAGTTCTTCGTTCTTGTTGAATGCGGAAGCCTGGTCTATCTGCAGCTGTGTGACGTGGTTGTCACCCATGCATATCATCGTACTACATCCATTGAGTGCCAATGATGCTGCCTTCAGCCCTACCCTGTACAAATGGTTGTCGGTTGTTCCCTTCGGAACTGTAACAGTTCCAAACCATGTCTGTACGTTCAACGTATCCAAGGAACTGACAAACATGATATCCATCTGTGAGGTATCCTCCTCGTCGTCGATGTCACTTCCATCCTCCACCACGTCCTGCACGGATACATAGTCATCGTGTATCTCCTTCGATTGGGTGACGGGATATTGGATAACAGCCCTTAATATATCTCGCATACGGTAATAGCCGTCATAGACAAAATGGTATTTGACTAAAAAAGGCATGAATGGAATCTCCTCGTTCTCTATGGCTACAGGAACTATGTTCAATTCCGTTGTACTGTCTGAATCTATATCTCGGAAGAGTGGTCGGAAAAGCCCTGCTGTCTGTAGTCTGTCTGCATCAGACTCCTCTGTTTTCTCGTGGAAGTAATACAGTTCCGGACGTTCCTTGATGGCGAAGAAAGACGTTTTCTTTTCCTTTTCGGTCATCGTTCTCATGGCATTTTCGAGGGCTGTCATAGATGTAAATTGTCTTACCCCGTATTTCTGTAGGGCCTCACGGCTGACGGTGTCGTTCGGGGCGTGTGTATCTCCTAGGTTGTATGTCAGGTTGGAGGTATCGGCATAATTCTGACCTTCCTCGTCGTAGTTTCTCTCGAAGTCATCCACACTCTCGATCTCCACGGTCTGCGAAGCTTCCCTCTCCCAGAGTTTGACGGCGCGGACGTATCCGTCATTCCATTCGAAAGATATGTTAAACAACTTTTCTATTTCCTCGAGGAATTTCTTACATGTCCAATGCGGAAGTGACTCAGCAATATCCAAAGTGATGTTGCAGGAACAGATATAAAGATCCTGCCATGGCTCGCAGTCGATAGCCGAGAGCTCAGCTGAATAGCCGGCAGAAGTCAGGACATGCCTGAGCACGTACATCAGGTTGGGTTGAACCGCAAGATGGTACAACGGGCACACGTCTCCTCCGAGGCTTCCGCAGCAGACGTTTACGAAGTCTTCTATATCCTCCCCAGTTGCATCACCCTTCAGTGTCATGACGAACGCATATTTGCCCCTTTCCCCTATGAAGCTTCCCGTTATCAGTTCGTTTCTAACGTCTGTCCAAGCGATGATTCCTTGCTGATCTCCGTCAAAGGAGTCCCCTCCATCAGTGAATACAGCCTGCTTGAATCGACTGCTGACGGCAGGGTAATGCAGCAAGTCGATGTAGCTGCTGCTGAACACCGACGGGATGTTGCTTTTCTCCTCCTGCACGATCTGGAGTTTCACTTCCTCGTTGTTCACCATGGTAACGATGCCTTTCCCCCGGAAGAGCAGTTTGTCGTTGGCTGTCAGGCGACAGTCCTCGAAGGTTCTTTTCTTCACGGAAACGGAAGCTCTGGAGATGCCAGAGAAGCATTTCACGTTCTCCAGGATATCCATGGGGAATGTGATATCATATGTGTACGAGCTTTTCTCCCTCATGTTGGGATTCTCGATGACCATCTTGAGGCCGTTCTTCAGGGACGGGAACACCTCCTGTCCGTCAATATAGCATTTTATCATTTGTTCTTTATCTTGTTATGGTGGTTCCAGCTCTTTTCAAATCGGTCCATGTCGAACTTGATGTCGATACCTTCCTCCAAGGCTCCGTTCAGGTCATCTATGGCATCGTTCATCCTGTCCATGGTTTCCTTCATCTTTTCGTTGTCCGTGTTCACGTTGACTACGGGAGCCACTACGGCACTCTCCCCACGTCCCAGCTGCCTGCTGATATCCTCTGACGTGAGGGATCCGACCGTATTGTTGCGCTGCGCCTGATCCAGGAACTGCAGCAGCGGCAGCACGTTAGGATTGCTGACGGCTTGATGGTTGGCAACGAACTCGCCCTCGTGAACGACACCGGCTTCCCGGCGATATCTCTTGCCACCCGTAAAACCGCCCTCGTAGTATCCTGCCTCCTGCGCCTCCGCCTGTTTCTTGATGGTGGCAATCTGCATCATACCGGCAGCGACGGCCATGGCAGCCGCGATAGGTGCCAGGATATAGCCGACGACAGGTATAGCAGCAGCCGAACCGTAGGCATTCAGTGCATTGGTGGCAGTCTGAGCGATAGCCTGTGCAATCTGTATCTTTACCTGCTTGCGGTTGTACTTCGTTTTGATGGCTGCCTCTTCCTTGGCCTGCTTTTCCTGCAGCTTCTTAATCTTGCGTTGGTTGTTGCCGGCAGCAGCTATCTCCTTGTCGTACTTCTTCTTGGTCATAGCCACCTCGAGGTCGCTCTGTGCACCATAGTATGACGATGCCGCAGACATGAGCTGGTTGACACCGTTGAAGGCTGCGGACATCTGTGATGCCAGGTTCTGACAGAAATTGGCAGTAGCCTGACGCTTTGCCTCCAAGTAGGCCTCATGCGTTATCTCATCCTTCTCGTAGAGTTCCTTCAGCTGATCCATGGTAGATGCATAGAGGGACACGGTGCCGATGATGGGAATGTCTGCAGTACCGGAGGCGTTCTTCTTGGCGTTGCTCTCAGCCACCTTCAAGGCATTAGCTCCGTCAGCCTGCACCTGTTCGCCTGGTGTTTTCCCGTCGGCATACTGTGCCTTTATCGCCATACGTGCACGCTGGTACTCCTCTTCTGACAGCAGCTTGCGCTTGTTTAGCTCATCGAGATTATTCAACTCCATCTCCATGCGTGTAGTATCAGACTGCTGCAGGTAGCTGGTCTTCACGTCTTCAAGCATCTGCTGGAAGGTAATTTGGTTCTCCAACTGGTGCTGATGCATCTTGTCCTCAATCTCCTGTTCTATCTGCATGCGTTCCCACGAGCCTTCTCGGGTCAGTTCCTTAAGATCTTCAAGGTAAGCCATCTCTTCCTGGAAGCGTGCCTCGTTGTAGGCCACTTCGTTCCGGTAGATGGCTGAGCCCTCGGTGTTGAAGTCTTTCTCCAGCTGGTGCATCATCAGGATATGAGCACGTTCAAGGTCTGCAGAGCGCATGCGGGTGGTCTCCTCGTCACCGTTCAGAAGGAGTGCCTGGTATTGCTTCTGGTATTTCTTGTACTCGTTGGACTCCTTGTCCCACACTGCCATACGAGCCTTCAGACCCTCCTGCTGTATGGTCAGCTGGTTTTCCACATACCGGCGATAGTCCTGCAGACCTGCGCGGTACTGCAGCATGTTGTCGGCCAGCCTCTCATCGGTGATGGCCTTCTGCTCGCGGTCAGCGTCCTTCAGCTTCTGAAGGGCCTCACGCCTTGCTTTCTCCTCTTCAGCCTCGCGTTTCTTCCGCTCTTCCTCCTGTTTCTTGCGTTCGGCATCCGAAACATAGGGTGTCGTTGTCTTTTTCTCTGGAGTCTTTCCATTGTCAACTATCTTCTGGAGCTCTTCAGACTGTTTCTTGTTGATGTCGAGGATCTGCTGTTCTTCGGTGATGCGCCTCTCGTTATACGCTACCAGTCTCTGGTAGTGGTCTATCTGCTCTTTTTGCTGATAAGTCACTTTCTTGATGAATTTTCCGTATTCATCATACATATTGTAACCCTTGGCACCATTACCGACGAACTGCGCATTCTCCGGGACACCCATTTCCTCCAGTTTGTTCTTTGCCCACTGCATGTTGCCCTGGCGTTTCTTAAGCGTATCTTCATGGCTCATGCTGCTATCTTGCAGTTTCACCATCCTGTTAAATGCTGCCTGTGCCCGGGCTGCATTCATAAGGTTGTTCACATAGCCGTCGAGGGCATTGGCATTATTATTGATAAGGGTGTTCTCCGTAGTCAGCGTGCCATGGTACGATGGTACCAGTTTCTTGATTTCGTCCAGCGCCTTCTTACGCTCATCATATTTCTTGGTATTATCCTCCAGCGTTTTACGCAGAAGCTTGAACTTCGTAATCTCCTCCGCTGTAGCCTTGTTGGCTTCATCATTGACAGCCTTCATACTCTCAGCCATTGCCTTTTGCTCTCGCTGGGCAGCAGCCAGTTTCCTTTGGCTCTCCGCTGCTTCGTCAGACCTGCGCTTGAGGTCGATGATGATACCGACCACAGCAGCTATTGCCACGAATACAGCAGTCCACGGATTCTGCATCAGCGCTATCTTCAGGTTACGCAGGGCCACCAGCAGCTTCTCGTTCCAGAATATCTGCAGCTTGGACCACATGACGTCAGCCTTGCGGTAGGCGGTCAGCACGGCAATGGTGGTACCAACGGAAATGATGGTAGCCTTGGAGTTGTAGAGAACGGATACTATCGCGCTCAGTATCTGTATGAGTGCAGAGCCTCCAGAGATGGTGTATCTGACAACGGGCAGCAGCTGCTCACCCAGCTCTATGGACATCTCATGGAACTTCTTCTTAGCCTTGTCTATCTGTGCCTGCACCGTTTCATTCTTCACGCGGTACTCATCTTCGATGGACGTTGCCTTCTCGTAGGCCTTGGTGGCCAGTTCTTGACGGGCACGCACATCATCTATCTTGTCGGCAAGCGTTGACAGCACTCCCACGGCACGCGAGCCGTCCAGTCCCATGTCGTCAAGCATCTTCATCATGTTCTGCGGGTCTGCCTTGCGGAGGTTGTCAGCAAGGGCGAGGATGGCAGCATTAGCATCCGTGTTCAGCAGATCCGTGAACTTCTTCACGTCCATGCCTGCAATCTTGGCGAACTTGGCGGTGTCGGTCTGCATCTTGGTGAGCATATTGCCGAAGGCTGTAGCAGCCATCTCATCACGCAACAGGTTCTCATCCATCACGGCACCGAATCCCATAATCTGCGCCTGTGTCAGTCCCAGCTGCTTGCCGAAGCCTGCTACGCGAGCCGTATAGTCTATCAGATAGCCCGCGTAGGCGCTGGAGTTCTGCGACAGTTCATTGATAGCGGAACCTGTGGCCAGCATGGCACCACGCAGGCCCTTGCTCTTGTCTTCACCGAACGCCATCGCCAGCTTACCCACCTTGTCGATGGCTCCGTCACCGAGGTCATCGCCCAAGGAACCCTTTATCATGTTGCCGGCATCTACGAAATCGAGCACATCGTCCTTTGCCTGCTTGCCCAGACGACCAGCTACACCTGCGAGTTGGTTCAGTTGCTCGCGTGCTGTACGGGTGTCCATCTCCTTCAGGTCCTCGTTCAGGAGGCGCACCTGATCGTCGGTCATTCCCGTATATTTACGCACGTCAGCCATCTCTTCCTCCATCCCCGCAAAGTCATTTACCGAAGAAACAGCCGACATTCTCAGTTGGCTGAGCGACTGGAAGATGATGAGCACACCACCCCAGCTGTCGTTCAGGAACTTGAAGAACCTGGACCACATGCTTTTCTGTTCTCCCAAGGTGCTTTTCATCTTGGAAAGTTCCGTCTTCGCCTCACGCATCTTCTCTGTAAGCACGCGCCACTCTTTGCTGTTTCGCTCGATATGCGAACTGTTCAGCTGCTTGTTGATGTGTGTGATGACAGCTTCCAGCTCCTTCATCTTGGCGGTACTCATGTTGCCCATCACCTTATTGAGGCCTTGCGCCAGCTGTACTTGCTTTTCCAGCTTGCGTTTGGTGTTGTCGATCAGTTTGTCGTACTGGTTCAACAGCTTGGTGTCACCCTTCTCCATAGCCTCCTGGCGTTTCTTCCTGAGTTCCTCGTAACGGTTGTTCAAATCCTTGATTTTGTTCTGGACCTCTGAATCGTTCAGCAGGATTTCTGCTATAAATCTTTCGTTCTGTGCCATAAAAAAGCGGTATATTTGTTTTTACTGCAAATATATCGCTTCCTGATGTGCTACGAAAATACTATTTTATGAGACTCTCGAAGAGTTCCCGGACCTTTTCCTCCAGTTCTTCCCTGGAGTCAGCTATGACCCATTTCTCTTTTCCTGATCTGGTCTTCACCAATGCTCCGTACTTCTTAAGCGTGGTGTGGTATTTTGCTGCATCTACCCATGCCGAACGGTCTGTGTTCCGCATGTTCGTGAGGATGATATCCTCGATGTGGTTATCGGGGGCATCCAGTTTGCTGAATGCCGACTTGGTACCGGCACACAGCAGCCATACCACTAAGCCTAGCAGTAGCAACAGTCCCGTCTCTGGTGGTAATAGATACATCATACTCAGCTCCTTTCTTTTCTGTTGCAAATATACGAAAAAATCCGGAACGGTAATTACACTTTATTTATTTTAACGCATCCGCGGTAGTCGATGATGGGCAGCAGTACGGCTTGATGGCGGCCACTGGTGCGCTCGATGCGGATGAATCCGGACTGGTCAGCCTTTAGCGGACTGTAGCTCATGACCAGGTACGGTGCAGAACTGCGGCAGGCGTTCATGGCACATACACGCTGGTAGATGCGGTCGGCTACTTCCGCTACCTCTTTCTCTGTGGTGCTGCGGTGCACCAGGTTCTCCACCATCCACACCAGCAGCTCTGCTTCCTGGGCGTCCATCGTACGGCGGAACTTGTTAGACACCTGGAGCTGGCAGAACATCTGCTGCTCCGTCTGGTTCTCTCTCACGAAATAATTCTTTGTTTCCATATCTCTAAGTTTTAACAATAAAAATGCAGCACTACGCGCTGTTAAAGTCTTAGAGCTGGACTCCGTGGGCATTTCGGCTCCACGACGCGGTTGCTGCAGTATTTTTTACCAATAATGTCCGGACATAAAAATAGCCGCCATGAGGCAGCGACTTCCTGTCGCTCTAAGTTTTAACGTTGCAAAGATAGGAACTTTTTCCCATATCTGCAAGTTTTTCGCGGAAAAAGTTGCAAAATGCACTGAATTTACTATACGGGCAGGCCATGAGTCCGTGCCTGACGGACTGGCAGTCCGAGCCGTTCGGACTCGTAGTCCGACGGTACGTACCAGAAAAAGCCCCTGTCTCGCGACAGAGGCTTCTCATGCATATTCTACTAATAAATAAACTTTATGGAAAATATCAAAAGCCAGCTTTATGATTTCCGCCTTGCCCTGGCATACAGGTAGAAGCAGAGGGCTGCAGCCAGAGCCATTCCCAGCATCACCCATACAAGGCTCCAGGCGAAGGTGTTGGCTATGGGCTGTTCCTTCAGGGTGTCGCGGGCTTTGCGTTGCCTATTGTTGTGGACTGCAGCCTGCTGATGGGCGCTACTGTCACGCTTTTCAGTATATATATTGGAGGACTGTTGCCGACTGTCACTCTTCCGGTTGTCCTTTACCGACTTCACACCCGTCATAAGCATGCTCCCGTCGGGCTTCAGCTCCACCTTTCCGGAGTCGCTGAACGCTATCTCGAGAGCGTCGGAAACCGTTGTCTCTGTACTTGCTGTGTCTTTGCTTACCACTTCACTGGAGACTGTTGCCTGCGTGATGCCGGTACTGTCAGTCTCTTGTCTCAGATCCTCCTTCGTCACATGCTTCTTGGAACTGCATGCACAGAGCAGGAGGGGAATGAGGAAATAGGAAAATGTTTTCATACCTTGAATATTTTTTTAGCTGCCGCAAGGAATTTCTTCCTTTCTGCCAGCCCGTTAGTACCTCCGTTGATGCGCTTGGTGACGGTCACCACATCGTCCCTGTCAGCAAACGTATTGAGTTTGTGGCGGTCCCAGTACCAGAAGGCACTTGCCACAGCCCATTCCGGCTGCTCGAGCAGCTGGGGATTGTCCAGGAGGTTCTGACCCAGCGCCTCGCCTACCATCTGGTAGTTCTTGCGACCTGTTATCTGCAGGAGTCCCCTCCCCTTGTATCGCGGTCCATCGCCCGGATAGAAGTTTCCCAGGTCCTTGCGTCCCTCGTACTTCATGCCCGAGCCCAGTTCGCGGACGTAACGCAGCTCACCGCTCTCATGGGCCACCTGTGCTATGAAGTGTGCGAAGCGCAGGGTGGTGTCCACCTCGAAGCGCTCGGCATACTGGTTGAAGAAAGGCAGGAACTTATCAATCCTGTTCTCGCTGCCCGGCATGATGACCAGCAGTTCGTCTCGAGTTACCTGCTGCAGTTTCATGACACGCCCTCCTTTTCCCTGAGCCGTTCGTCAACGTAGTTGCGAATCTCTCCGCTTTTGGCACGTATGAATACGGACACTCCGAAGATGCTGCCTGCATAGACCATTGTCTGTCCCGCATACAACAGCACGCTGTCGAGGACATCGCCCTTCAGGAAGAAAGAGCAGTAGGTGAGTACGACTCTGGAAAGCAGCATGAGCACTGCGGTGGAGTATTGGATCTTGTCTTTTGTACTTGGTGTCATATCTTTACATTGATAAGTTTCTAATGCAAAGATAGTGGACACGCGTGAGGTACGAAAATACCGGCCCGCAGCACGACGGCTGCAGACCGGCACAAGACTACTCGCCAAGTACCCAGGCCTTGGCTTGTCTGACTGCCTCCTCGCAGAAGGCGTTGTATTCCTCATACTCGGTGGGGTTCTCCTCGTAGTCCCCGTTCTGAGCATGGCGGTGGATGGCCAGCTCCTGGCTCTCGGAATAGCGAGAGCGAATGATAGCGTTTGCCATGTCTCCATAGTCACTCACGTTGGAGCACGGCAAGATGGTACCACCGTCACGCTCGGTACCCGTGTACCGGTATGCGACGGGCCACACTACAGGCTCACCCTCGACCGGCTGTCCGTCGGGGGCGTAGTTCTCGAGCACTTCCTCGTTCAAATATCCGATAATGTGCTTCTCGTCGTACTTCATGTACGTCCTGCGGTTCTGATAGACCGCTGAAAATGTCATTTTTTTCATAATAGCTTCTTTTTGTTCGTTTATGTGAATTTGACGAATGTCTGTCCGTTCTTGCCCATGAACTGCTGTATGATGGTAGGATATGGCAGGTCTTCTATGGTGAAGTCGTTCATTGCTTGGTCAATGAGTATCTTCGACCCAGTGAAACTGTAGTATTCCGCATCCTCTTCGGTAGGGTTTCCGTCCTCATCCTTCTTTTTCTCGAAGACGTAAGACTCCTCTCCGTTGAGGACGAACGTCTTGAGTATTTTCTTGAACCTTATGGCAAGGGCCTTCTGAGGTGTGGACTGTTCAATCATTCCTGGCGATCCGTCCGCTTTCTCTACCTGCACCATGACTTTCTCTTTGTCTATCTTTGAGTTCATGATCTTATAGTCCTCCAGATAGATTTTCACAGTTGCTTTCTTCTGCCCTCCTTCCAGTTCCTCGCATTTGTTGCAGATGCTGGAGAATTTTACCTTCTGGCTGCCGTTCATTTCCGGGAACGGCGCCTTAACTCTTCTTGACTTGATTATTTTTCCGAGTGATTTTTCCATTCCAAGTTTCTTTAGTAGGTGTATGCAATTTGCATGTTTTATATATCCGAATCGTGAGGATAGTTTTATTCTTATCTGTTCCTCCGAACAGCCTTTCTTCCTCAGCCTGGCGATTTTTCTTGCTAGGTTTTTCTTGTTCAACTTTCCGTCCAGTACGCTGTCGTGGTAGAAAACGTAACCCACGATGCGGATGCCCGTCCACGTCGGGCGAACGTTGTAGTCGCTGTTAACGGTACAATGCCAGTCTCGTGAGAGATGCATAATGGCCAGTTCCGTAGCGATGTGGAGTACCGTCTTGTCCCTGTGACGTATCAGGATGTTATCGACGAACCTGAGATAGAAGGGAAGCCCTTCTTCCACGTACCGTCTGAACTTCCATGCCAGATAGGATGGTCCGCGACAGAGTTCCCTGTATTCGTCGGGCGAACGTGCCGTCACGATACAGCCTTCGACGTAACGCCTTGTCCAGTATGCCAACTTCTCGGGATCCTTCCCGATATCGAAAAAGCGCATGGCCATGCGGTCGAAGTCTGCCAGGTATATCTGCCCGAAGAGCTGTGCCACCTTGATGCCCAGGGGTACACCCTGCTGGTAGCTGTCCACAACTTTGAAGCAGAAGCGCAACAGTTTACCCGGCTTGATGAGCCTCTGGAGCTTTTCCTTCAGGATGGCATGGTCCATCAGCGGGAAGTAGTGGTGTACGTCCATGGGGACATAGTACATCATTTCTTCTTGCGGATAATTCCACAGCTCGTTTCTCAAGATACGGAAGAGCCCATGCGTACCGAGCCCCGGCTTCACTGCCGGAGCCCTCCACGTGGAGTAATCGTATATCCGCTTCTCGTAAGGTAATATGGTTGCACTCTCTACGACATGGTCTCTGATGGGAGCCTTGGCAAGCTTGCGTTTCTTCTTTTCGAAGATAATCTTCTCTTTATAGCCAGCTGGCTCCCATGACTCATCAACTATGAGCGCAACAGCCATCTCCAGGTTCTCCTGAAGACGTGCTTCATATTCCTTAACGTAGTCGCGATTGTGCTTATTGTCGGAAAAGTTGTCATAAGCCTGACGGGCATTCTCCACAGACTCGTTCTCCGCTCTGTCACGTATCCTACGCATCTTACGGGTTAAAAAAAGAAAACGGGGTCTAAGCGGGATCTATGACGGTGTCTTTGTCGGGATCTGTGGGTCTTTGGTAGTCTGCAATTTCCTACCGGCAGGTATGCCGCTCATCCATGAGGATTACGAGGCTCGCTGTCATGTTCTATCTTTTCGACCTATGGGTCAGGCTCACCTTCTTGTTGTGTCACTTTGGATATTGTTGAGGAACGCGCCCCAGTTCGCATTGGCATCACCGACACCATTGTTGCCATTGAGGTACAGCGAGCCGGCATTGTCACCATTGTTAGCATTGCCAAGCAAGATAGCGCCACGGAGACCGCATTTGAAGGTTCTACCTGCAATTCAATGATTGCGACTGCAAAGGTAATACTTTTATTTTAATTACACAAAGCCAAAGAACGATTTTTTCAAAATGGCCCGCCCCTCATAGGAGGAGCGGGAGGCGCTGGCGCGCCTTGTGTGCCTTGCTCTCTTCGAGAGCCTTATCCACTCAGGCAGCCTTGACAAAGAAAGGTTCCGTTGTGAACTCCTCTGCCCATTCGCAGAGGAACGCGCCCCAGCCCGCATTGGCAGCACCGACACCAGCGTCGCCACGGAGGTACAGCGAGCCGGCATAGTCACCATTGTGAGCAAGGCCAAGCAAGAGAGCGCCACGGAGACCGCTTGTAGCAGCCGGATTGTAATATCCGTCGCTGTAGAATGTAGATACTGACGCACCCAGTTCCCTTCCCGGGAAGAATGACAGGTTGTTCATCTGGTATTCCTTGGCATACAGCCATCCACCCGATGCAGCTGCCGGTCCTGTGGCAATCTGCGTCAGGCCCGATACTGTCGTCAGGTCCATCTGACGGCCATCCATGTGGTTGTCGATGAACAGCGACTGCGAACCGTCGGCATTACACTGCAGCAGCATGTTCTCCGACATGCATGCCAGGTACTTATAGTCGTTCTTCAGACCATAGAAGCAAGGGATATTGCCGATGGTCTTCTGGGTACCGTTCTCATCGATGGTGGTGCTCAGCAGGCCTGTGAAGTCACCACTCTCCACGCCTACGTCCAGACGGAGGTATGGATAATAGTTGAAGTTTGCGCTCCAGTTGTTCGGCAGGTCTGCACCGCTGCCGGTACCACCTTGCAGCAGTCCGTTGCTGTCCAGCGTGGCATTAACGGCTGCCTGTATGTTACGGTTGCCGAAGATGACGCGCTTCAGCGCTGCCGTCACATACTGCATCACACGGTCGTTGGCATACCACAGCGTACCGTTCTGGCGTGCTGCCGTACGCAGGGAGGCAATGGCCATGTCCGTCACGGGCTTGCAGAGCTGCGATCTGTAAGTATTGTCCAGCGAAGCGTCATTATTTCCTCCACGATATTGTGCAGTACTGTTGACGGAGTTCTTCAGTACACTATTCGTACGGTCCATCTGTGCATATCCCGCACAAGATCGTGAGCCGATGGGGATATAATTATTCCAGAATCCCGGACGCGGGCCTCCCAACGAGAATGTCTCGCAGAAGTCTGTTGCAGTCTCGTACTTCTGATAGTACATCGGTACGTTCCAGCCCCAGTTATAATGCCCTGCAGCACCTGTCAGGTCAGCAGCTGCACCGTTGGCCTTCTCGCGGTGTGTGGTAGCGCTTAGCTTCTCACGAGAGTGGTTGTTCTGCACGAGATATCCGCCCAACCCTATCGTCTTGGCGAAGACCTGACCGAGGTCTATGTCACCGATGGCTATGCCGACGGTCGATGAGTTTCCTTTCGGCCATCGTCTGCCGAACCAGGGAATCCTGTCCTTCAAGGACGATACGGCTATACGGCCAAACTTGTTCCCCACCGTATCATAGCCGATCACTACGGTGTGCGGTCCCACGTTCAAAGTGTCCAGATTCGGGACCTTTGCATAATTGCGTTGTTGTACGTTTTCACTCATAATAATAAATATTTGATGGTTATGTTTTTATTCTCAAGTATCCATTTGCATCCCTATAGATGTCACCTCTGTTAAGCGTGTCTGAAGATGTCTTCAGGTATCCCGTGTCTGCTTTCAGCCTGCCCACGAGCTGTATCGTGCCGTTGTTCGAGGCGTTGTTCAGCATCATCGTACCCCCGTTTCCGTTCAGGACTATGTTCCCAAGTACGTCCATCGCGTTTCCGGTACCTTCGCGTACTATCTTTATCTTCCCTCCTGATTCAATATACAGGAAGTTGTTCGGATCTATATCATCTGCTCCTATCCTTGTCGTTGTTATCTTGAACCCGCCGATGGTTCCGCCGTTGCATGTCAGGATGCCGTCCTTTACACTGAAGATGACATTGTTGTTGGCATCCTTCGCCTCGACGTTCTCAACGCCCAGATTCTTCACCACGGCATAGGCGGCCAGCAGTATCTTTGTAGCTACAATGTCAAACTTAGTTCCCAGACTCCAGTAGGTTTCCCACCCTGTGGCTCCTGGAGCGACACCAGAGCTTTTCACATGGCTCTTCTTGCATTTATAGTAGTTGCCATTGTCGTCGATGACGACGTCCAGGAACTCTTCATTGGCAGCTCCCTCACAGAACTGGAAGCCGCTGGGGATGAGAGAGTAGAGCTGGGGACCACGCAGGGCGGGACCACGGTCTCCTCTCGTTCCACGCTCAACGCGGGTAATGTTGCAAACCAGGGTACGGCTGCCATATGTAGGGTGCGTTACCGTTATGTTAACGGCGGTGACAGGTGCAAGGCTATTGCCAGCATTTGCCTGGACACGTACCCTTTTATCATCCATCACATTAACACCTATATTGCCATCAGAGCATGAGGCAGTAACAGTGCATGCACTCAGTACGTTGGCAGTTCCGTAATAGGCGTATATTGTGGTATAGAAATCGTAGCTCTGTGTCAAGGAGCCATTGGAAGTCTCACAAGAGTAAGTTGTCTTGTCCATCGAAACAGAGAACACATCGTCACCTTTCTGTCCTTTCTTGTTAGGTCCGACATGGATGTATCCTGTAGCCGTGTAGTACTTTTGCCCTATCTGTCCCTGGCACTCCACCTTCACATCACCTTCAGCTACAGTTCCCTGTGTTACAGTCAGTTTGCCAGCCTGCCTAGGTCTCGACGTCGGGTCCGTAAAGGTAACATTTGTTATCGTGGTGACAGTATAGGTCAAATTCGGCCAATAGATTGTCACACCGTTGACGGTCATCGAGGGAGCTATGGGAAACACCAGATTCTGACCGACGGCCTTACCGTCACTGTCAGCATCATACAGGATGACGGATGGTTCGATAGTCAGTACAGGAGCATCCTTTCCGTCGTTAGGTGCAGGAATCAGGTCTTTTACTTTGTGCAGGTGCTGCGTCATGATCTCGATGCTGTTATTCTTACTGAGATGCCTCCCTTGGCCACGATGTTGTCATAGGTCAGCTGGTTGACGGTGATGTCCGTAATTACGGAGCCGTCGCTTCTCTTTATGAGGGTATAGGAGAATGTGAAGCCAGTCTCCTCCTCTCCGTTGTCGCGGCGATAAACCTTCGGGTTGAAGGTAGCAGTCTGTCCCGGCTTAACGGCATCACCCATGATGTTACATCCATCGTCGATGTACAGCGGGTCATGGATGTCCGACACGTCAAAGGTCTTATAGTAAGTCTTACCACCATTGGTGACCACCACGCGGAGCTCTTCCACACCATCTACGAATGCCTGGTACATCTTGATGACGTTAGAGTTGATTTCCACGACACCCTGACTGTTGGTGATGTCCACCCAGCTGCCGTTAACCAGCCGCTGGAAGGTATAGGAAGCACCCGATACTGGGGTACCGGCCAACTGCAGGTATGCCGTATATTGTACCCAGTCGTTATCCGATGACAGCACGTTATCGCCTGTTCCGTCCTCACCGATGACGGACAGCAGGATGTTATATGCCTCTCCCGTCGAAGAAACGACAGGGATGTGCTGCTGGCATGTGAACTGCTTACCCTGCCAGGTACCCACGAAGTAGATGTACTTGTCGGTATAGTCGTTCAGGACCGAGCTTACGAGGTTCCCCTTGATGCGCAATGCCGGGAATGTCTTTCCGTTCATGGTGACCGTAGTCTTCTCGAACAGTGCACTAAAGGCACTCTTCACGTCCCCATTGCTATCGAGTATTCCGGCATTGTCGCTGATATTGTTATAATACCACTGGAAGCCAGTCATCGAGGGAGCGACGATTGTTGCCGTCTTCGACGAGTAAGCCTGCGGGAAAAGCACAGCGGGGTGCTGTGTGAAATCCGTCTCTATCACATTTCCCGTCGTGGTGTTATAATACTGGTGCAGGCCGTATCCTGCAGCTATCTGGACGCCCATCCCCGGAGTGATGCAGTCGCCGTCCTCAAAACCGTACAGGTTTTTAATTGCTGAAAGTTCCATATATATACTTTATAATTGTTCAACAAACTCAAAGGCCTCTTTCTCTGTGACTCTTGTGGCACTACTCCAGATGTCATCTGCAGCTGTCACCAAATCGCCGGAGGTTACGAGGTAGCCTTTTTCCTCGTTGCCTCTCCTGAAGGCGGTAACTCCCAGTTTTCGTGCGGATTCCGCGCTGATGATGTAATAATACTGTTTCATTCCTCTATTATTGGTGTGGTTGGTATCTGTGCGAAAAGGATGGTAGTATCATCCGACAGTATCTTTCCTGATGCATCTGCAATAGGCAGGAAGCAGGTACGTTCCCTGACGAGTATTCCCGCCTTAGGCTCTCCTTTCTGCAGGTCATCGCGACTTATTGTCGCCTCTTCACCGTAAGCCACCGGTGCCAGCTCCTCATTGCCTACGGCAAAAAACAGTATCATGTCGAAATATTGCGCAGGATCCTTGATGTCTCCTCCTGCAGCTTTCGTTACCTTTCCCTGCAACTTGACCAGCGTGGAGTCCGAAAAGACGTATTTTCCCGTCAGGAAATCAACGTCCTCCTGGTACTGGCCGTACCATCGTAGCAGGCGTGTGGCGAAATACAGGGGGTGTGTTGTGTCGCCGTAGGCCACAGCCTTGACGCGCAGCGTAATATCTTGGATGTAGTCCGCGTCCACCATGACCTGTTTCGACGTTGCCCCGCTGACATACCAGAATCGCTCTGAGAAGTCCTCAGACCATGCCGTTCCCGTCCACCACTGCCACTGATAGGTGCATCGTGCGTCCGCTATAGGTTCGTCACCGTCCTTCAGCTGTACGGGAATGGCAAAGCGCCCCCAGTTCTTGAAGGGCGACATCTGGATCTTCGAGTTCCACATGCCTGAGTCCAGCGTCACCTTGTAGTCCGCCTCTGCCACTGTGGTTACCTTCTTGCTCCATTCGAACGTCAGCGCATTTGTGTCTGCACGTCGCGGATCTACATAGTGTGATTTGTAGGTGATGGTCACTATCTCGTCCACCGCCACGTTGTACGTGAGCATAAGCGCCTTGGTTTCATTGTCGATGGTGTAGTCCGTACCCAGTACCAGGTTCGTTTCCACGTTGTTCACTAAAGATTTCACCGTCCACACGGTTTCCACCATGTCGTTGCTATAGTCTCCCGTCGGCAGGATATCCTCAGGGTCCTGTATCAGCAGCTTCGGTCTTAGCAGGAAGGGTGTCAGGAGGCGGTTGGGCTTCCATGTTCCCGTCGTTGCGTCGAACTTCTGCTGATTGGAGCCTCCGAGCTCCTGCATCTGAAATGTTGGCGATAGCGGTTGATATATGACATGACCGCCTTTCTTCTTTATCTTTATCATAACTCAATAGGATATTCGTTAACGTATGTTCCCAGTTCCTCGATGGTTATTTTACAGCGGAACGCCAGATCAGCGCCAGGCCCCCATCCGCCAGGAATGTCTGTGTCGCTGGAGATATCCACGCTCAGGCCAGCATTGGCATGCTGCAGCTTCCATATGGCATCGCCTGCCGTGTCTGTGCTGATGCGCTCCCATGTGATATTTGCCTGTCCGATATCCTCCAGTGTGAGGAGCATCTCGGCATTCCACAGCCTGGCAATCAGTGTTGTTGTCCAGCTGCTGCCGTAACGGAAGAAATCACCGTTCGTTGATATAATCTCAAAAGTGACATTAGCACCTCCCAGCAGGCAGGTCCACTGTGGGTTGTTGAAACGGGGTGCGAGGCCTGCCGTTGTATGGGCAACAGAGCACTGCCACAGGCAGCCTCCATACCAGACTCTATCCGTAAAATACCCCTGTTCCGTACTGTCGTAACCGTGTATATACACCCTCTGAGAGTCCCATGCTCCGCAGTCGCGTGGCGTATAGACAGGATTTCCCTGGTAGTCAATCTTGATGATGTCCTGAACGATAAGTCCCCGGGCGTAGAGGTATGGGTGCCGTTTGTTGATGGGCAGGTCCCTAAGGCAATCCAGATCAGGCGGGACGCCTATGAATGCCGAGTAGTTCGTGTCGTCGATGATGGGTTTTGTGACTCCCTGCAGGAAGAGGAAGCGCCCGTCGTTCGACGATACAAAGAACACGTTCTGGCGATCCGGATCCAGCGAGTTACCCCATCGTACCACGCGTGCGGTCTCTGAAGGCGAATAGTTGGTACCGCCCGGCACGTCGGTACCCGCATACATCACGACAGTCATGCTGTTGCTTGCCGTGTCCACGCTGTTCACCCTCATCCATGAGGTACGGTATGTACGTGCGATATCGAGGTTGTTGACGGCACTTCTCAGCACATCATTTACATGGAATGTTATCCTGTCGTTATCGTGCATCTTGCGCATGTACAGGCGATATTCTGCCTCGCCCAGATACTCCATGCGCTCTATGATGCCCCTGTCCGTGAAATAGGTGTCTCCCTCCAGCACGTTCTGGTGGTTGATCACCAGCTCGGTGAACACGGCAGAACCTTCCACGAAGATACTCCCGCAGGTGATGGATCCGTCCGGATTCAGCCGTATATTTTTTGACTCTCCGATTACGGCACCCCCCAGCAGGCTCAGCAGGTAGTCGGTACCGTCAGCCTGGTCTTTGCGAAGGAAGGGTGCATCGGTACTGAGGAAGTATTCCAGCAGCATGATAAGTGCATTGCCGATACGGGTTGCCGTATTGGCGTGTGTCATCCGTTCGTCACGGATAACCTCCAGGAATGCCTTTATGCGTCGCTGCTGCTCTGTCATGATCTTTTTTATTGCAAATATACTTTTATTCCGCTTTATACGAAAATACCTACATCCTCGATAGTGCCGGTGTCAGTACGGTTCCCTTGCTTCCCTGTACGCTGACGTTGCCGAACATGGCTCCTACGACATTGGAGAGGGTTCCCATGTAGGCGCTGCCGTACAGTTCTGTCTCCACTCGTGTCAATACTTCGATGCTGCTCAGGTAGCGGGGAGTGAACCAGTCCCTGCGCTGCCGGGCCTTTCCCAATTTGTGTTCCTTGCGGTATGCCTTGCCCAGGAACTGCAGTCCGTTCTCATCGTCCTTTCCGCTGTTGCCGTGCCGGTATCCCCTACCGACGCCACGCGCCACGAAGATGCCGTACATCATGAACTCATGGGCTATCTGAATCTGTCCAGCTGTGTCAGTGACTCGCTCCGAGAAGCTGTTGTACAGTCTGCCCGTATCGACGATGCCCATACGCTCGATGTTCTCTTTCCAGATGGTGACCATCATCTCCGACCATCCCCTCTCCCATGCGCGGATATCCTCCTCGCTGACAGGGCGCTTAATCTGCCGTCCACTGCTCATCGTCGTATATCAGGTCAACGGGTTCCGATACATAGAGGGTGAAGAACAGCCCCGTCATGCCGCTGAGGTAATAACGTCCCAGCTCCTGGTTGGGGATGGCCTGCGTGTCGAAGCTCATCATTTTCTCCTCATATTTGTACTTATCAGCCACGATCTTCGATACGAACTGCAGGAAGATGGTACGACATAAGTCCAGCTGCTCTTGCCTGTCATCCATGTCCTGGTAGCCGTATGCCGACAGGATGAACACGGTGAAGGCCCTGCGCTTGGTAAAGCCGTAGGCACCGTCCGGAGATGTCAGGTTTCCCGTGTTGGTGTCGCTGATCGCAATGAAGCGGTCGTCGTCGCGGTAATCCTCCAACAGCCCCTCGAGGTTGTCGGAATTGCTGATAACCACCGGCTTGAAGCCCTGCTCCTTTGCCAGTTTGTTGTGCTCTGCCATGTCCGTGAAATAGTTGATGGCGTCAAACATTCTGTTTTCCATATTTTCTCTTGAATTCTTCAGACTCATGGGCCAGCGCATCCAGTTCCGTCATGGCTGACCATGTATCCACGTTCAATATTGCCTCGTTTTTGGTAACGTCCCCCTTGGTAAGTAGCCGTATCTGGGCATTCATAAGCTCCATCTGCGACCGTTGCGTGCCTATGTCCTGCCCATCAGTCACAGGCTTGAGGAAATGACCGAATACCACCGAGTAGTGCTTTTTAATCGCCATGTACCAGAAAAGCACTGCCAACAGCAGGCTTCCGTCCAGCTTCAGGACCTTTCCTTCAGGGACGTTATACAGCAGGTATGCCATCTTCTCAAGGTTCCCGCCGTCCTGCGTCTGCAGGTATGCCTGGTAATAGTTCTCTGCCTGCAGGTATTTGCCGAACGGAAGGTCACGAAGCCATATATCTACAGCCTTGCATCCTTCTATATCCTCGATGCGTACAGTCATCTCCTCCGGATGTTCCATCCAGCTGAGGGTTTCTATCATACCAGACAGCAGTCCGTCGGCCAGTATGAAGACATCACCGGTGCTCTTCTCGCGACACAACCAACCTTCCGGGGTGTGCCTCACGGCCTCGATGTTACAGAACCATAGCAGAGCCGACATCGTGGCATGCAGCAGGCCGTCGGGACGGTCGGAGAAAATGCAGAGCAGCTCAAGTACCTTGCGCAAGCCGTCCTGCTTCAGATCCCCCCACCCTTTGGGGACTGTGAACGACATCCTCTTACATAAAGAAAAACGTCGAGTCTTCTTTCCTGTTCCTGTATCTCTCGCCATGACGTGCCTTGTATGTTTCCGATGCGGTATATACGGGATAGCTCTCCGGATATCTCTCCAGATGCTCTACGATATCATCCAGCCTTCGCTGGTTGGGCGTCTTATCGAATTCATAGCCACTGATGAATCCGCCCGTGAAGCTGTTGCATTTCTGTATGATGATGATATCGGCATTGTCCAGTGAGGCGCTGCGCATACGCTGCAGCAGCACCTCCATGTAATCATCAGAGATAGCCTTGCGCAGGAATGCATCAGCCGTTATCGATAATCCCCTGGCTTTCTGCCAGTTGTCCACAGTATAAGGAAGTGTAGTGAATTCCTTCATACTACAGACATTCCAGAAGAGGCATTGTATAGCTTGGCGGGCCTGAGCAGTTTCGCCCCAGCCGGAAAGGATTGTCATCTTGTCGATGATGGCGCAGAGGCTCTCTGTAGCCCTGAGGCGACAGTCATCCATCAGTGCATCGACGCGGGCGCGAGAAGCCGGCGCCATCGATGCCGTGTTGACGATACCGAAGCCCGTAGCCGTCAGTACCAGGTCGAGCGAACGGATGGAACGCACGAAAGCCTCCAGGCATACATAGCGGAGGACTTCCTGCTGAAGGAGGACTTCCGCATCCAGCTCTGTCTCAAGCGACGGCGACACCACCCGTTCTATCAAGTTGTCATATACAGCAGAGAACTGCTCCTTCAGGCGTTCATATACGCTGTCGTTGCGCTCCGGCATCTTGGTTGCAGGGACGAATCCCTCGAACACCTGCTTAGTTATTTTCGTTAGTATTTCCATTCTGTTCTGTATTGTTAGACATGTTCGTTTCCTTGGCATCGGTATTCTTGTCGAGTGTGGTGAGCATGATTATCGGCACGACGGGAACCACCTTTTCCTCCCATCCGTTGAACCAGATGACGGTGTTGTGCAGGGTCATCATCATGTCGTGAGGCAGTGTCTCCAGAGTCTGCTTCATGGTGAACAGCTCGCGTTTGTCAGAGCCGGAGTTGTTCATCTGGCTCTTTCCTGGTGTGGCACCGGCAAGGTTGGGATGCACGTTGTCATCGTAGCACAGCACGTTGGAGGCCTCTGCCACGTCGTCGTTGTACTCGTTGCCAGCCTTCGACGTGTCCACCACGTTGATCTTGATGTTATGGCGCTCCTGGCCAGTGACGAGCGTCTCAAACTCACTCCAGATGAGCTTGTCGGAGTTCTCGCTTCCTGAGAGGCATTTCTTAAGGTCTTCGATGAACTCATCCTTCATATCCTCGAACGCCGGGGTTCCCATTGAGATACCTTTAGATCGTGCCCTTTCCTCCCAGAACTGCAGACTAATCTCAACGTGGTACCGGATATTCTGGCCGTTTTTGAGTTTCGCTTTTTTGGCAGCGGTGAGCAGACCGTACATATCATACCATCCGTCGCGGAAGGCTGCCGTATAAGGAGGAATCTGATAGTAGTGGCTGCCGACGGTTGGCATGGTACACACCACGGCGAACTTCGTTCCTCTCTCCTCCTCGAAGAATCCCCATTCGTCCTTTTGCCTGCCCGTACGTGCCATCAGGTCGCCATAGGGGTCCCAGGTGTCCAGCAGGGGAATGACCTCCACGCTATCCGGATCGACATTCTCCCTCTTCCAGTCTGCATAGAACACATGGGATATGCGTCCCTTTTTGTCTGCTTTCTCGAAACGTATGTTACAGGCATCCTTGTGTACGATGCGGAGTATCTTCTTACGGTCGTTGCTCAGCAGGAACACAGCTACGCAGAAAAAGTAATGCTTCATGTCCACGATCTGCTCCGCAAAGAACCTCTTCACGCTGTTGCGCAGCTGCCATATGCATATCTCTTTGTCCGTGGTGGGTCTGGGTGTCTTGTCGCCCATCGTGGCCACGTCCATGTACTCCAGTCCGCGTCCGTAGCAGGTCAGCAGGTTGAAGAGCTTGTTCTGTGACATGACCGAGTTTTTCCCGATCTTCTTCTCTATCTCATAGGGCAACAGGTTGTTATCACCCCAGGAGATATAGGTGTACTTTTTGTCTTTGACGGTGATAGGCACCTCGTTGAACGCCTCCGGGCTGGCAAAGACGGTGGTAGTTTCGTCCACCTTCGCCCTGTTGGTGGGGATGTCAATGATTGTTTTTGATTTCATATATATACTGGATGTCCGTTAATCTCGAATATCAGGACGTCGGCAATCTTGCGGATCTGTCCGCTGACGGGGTTCTTCAGGTCGTGGGTACCGTTTTCCCACCATGCGCTGAGCACCACCCAGCCGTCATAGCGGCGTATGGTACCATCCTCCTTCAGAGCCACGAGGCTTACTTCCTCGTGTTTTTTGGCGCAGTCGTCAAGGAACAGTTGCGCATCCTTCAGATGGAGTGCCGATTTCACTTTACTCATAGCTCTAGTTGAATGTATGGTCAAACGTGTTGTCGAAGATACGTCCGGCATGCCTGCGCTGCATCACGTTATGGATGCGCTGTGCATAGACATAGGAGAACTCGAAGGAAGGCATGTCGCCATCCTCGTTGGTGACCGTGCTCTTGGAGTCGCTGATGACGACCTGACGGCCTGGTTCCCCATCAAGCCATAGGTACACCTCCTGTGAGCGGAACAGCTCGTCTGCCCAGTCTGCCATGGCGGTGTTCAGCCATCCCGTATTGGCATGGAACAAGCGTTCCTCCACAATCTTGTAGTTTCGCAGGCGTCCCCGGACTCGAGCCGAGGAACGGGTGTAGCTGGAGTCTTTCTTGTGTGTGCCGTAGCAGTGCAGGAACTCGATGCATCCGAAGCTGTTAATGAAGGCCAGCGAGGGTGCAGGCGCCATCGGACGGTCCACCATCACGAACTTCTGCGAACGGAGCCCTGCGGCCACCGTGTATTCCACCAGCTCACCTCCCGCATTGGGGAAGAGCGCTTCCACGACATCGGGCCCCACGAAGAAAGCATAGATATCATCCGTAACGCCTGCAGGGGTTACGGCAGTTTCCGGATACGACATGGTATTGTCCGGCATCAGGAAGGCAGCGGTGACGTTCACCTGAGCGGCACCGTACGCATAGACGCGCTCTTCCAGACCCTCTGCGGTCATCTTGGGACCGTCCAGCGTAGTCAGGAAGTGGTTCTCGCAGAACGTGCCGGCATCCTCTCCCACGTCCACCATAGCGAAGAGCACGGCGCACTGGTCCGTGGAGAGGGTGGCAGACGGTGTGGCGCTGTCTGATGCCTCATACTCCGATATCGTCACCGTCATGCGCACGTTCAGACGGGCACGCAGGTAAGGTTCCAGCATCTCTGCCAGCGAGGAAAGGGATATCAGTCCTCCGGCATCCGGATACAGTTTCTCTTCATATATGGTTTCCGTTGTTCCCGCATACTGCAGCTCGACAGAAACCACGGCATGGTCGCACTGTGAGGAGAACACCACGTCGTTCATGGTCGATGAGAAGCTGACGGCATCGGGTTGCTGTATGATAACTGCCATAAGGTATCCTTTTTTACTGCAAATATACCAAAGGCTTCCCAGATACGAAAATACAAGGGGAGCACTGGCACCTTGCGTCCAGCACTCCCCTCTCAAGTAATGTTATAAAAACGGGATTATCTCAAGTCATGTTTCTCTCGCTACACCCATACCAGCCTGTCATCGCGTCGCATGGGCTTGTACCCTTTTTCAAGCATGTACTCCGTCACGGTGTCCGGCGACAGGGAAATCGTCTGCTGCAGGTTGTCGCAGATGTCCTGCGAGGTGAACCGCCCGCTGTCCTGTGTCTGCAGATAGGCGTCCAGGATCTTTCTCTCAGTCTTTGTCATAGCCTTTTTTCTCCAGTCGTTTGATGGCACGTTTCACATTCTTGATCCTGCCTTCGAACCTTTTGTCAACCTCCTTGTAGGCTTCAAATCGCTCCCGGTAGATCTGCAGCATCCTGCGCTCCAGCATAAGCTGCTTCTGAACATACTGTTTCTGGTCCATACCCTACCCTCCTATCAAAGCCGAGATGAACAAGACGAACAGGCAATAGAGGTGCGCTCTCACCACCTCGATGTTCCGGAAGGTCTCACCTTCAGAACCGCAGAGCTTTGTGAAGGTGTCGTTGCGCTTCAGGGCCCATGCCTGCCAGGCTGCATGCCACGGGCTTATCATCTGCCGGACTCTGGCTGTCAGCCCGTAGGCAGCCGACTTGGTGTGTGCTGCCTTCCGGTTTACCACTTGCACCGCTTTTCGTACGGGTGCCTTGACGTCGATGCCGGGCTGCTCCTGCAGCACCTGGTCGAATGGGATTGTTAATTGTTTCATTTTACTACGAGTTTAGCTATACAGGGATCCGCCCTGTGCGGTATATCTTTGGTCGTCCTCTGATTACTTTCGGAGTAACGGGAATTACTTTCGGAGTAACGGGAATTACTCTTGGAGTATTTTCCAATAACCCTGCCTTATCTTCCAATAACCCGGGGTTAATGAAAACGGGGAGATGTCCGAGGCATTTTAATCCAGTTGATGTTCCTCACGGTAACATCCATCTCCCCACCCGGCAGTGGTAGGAGCGACTTTTTCAATAAGTAAGGGGAGAGCTCCCACGCTTTCAAGACACTTTACGGTTCATCTTCCAGTTCCGCCTCACGACCGGAACACTCTCCCCTGGAGAGGAAGGCGAGCCAAGCTTTCGAACGTTGATCCTTTCGGACTTCTCTCTTATTTCCTCCTGCCTCACGGCGAGGAGCACCTTCCCCTATACGACAGAGAAAGCGGCAGCCCTCCCTGTCGCTAAACTCGTAGACTTCAGTCCGTGGACTTATATTTCTACTGGGTGGCCACCGCTTATGGTGTAGTGAGGATCATGTGTCCTCGAAAGTATCAAATGAGCATAAAAAATGCCCTGAGTGGTTACTCGGGCGTCTTTCACCGCCCACGGAGCCTGTCGCTCTACGAGTTTAGCGATGGCAAAGGTATATAAAAATCCCGAAACCTGCAAGAGATTTCGGGAAAAATTTTAAGAAAAATGTCATTTTGAGGAAAATTTGGCCCAAGAACGGCGCAATTGCTCATGAAAAGCCGTCATTTTGCGCATCGTTGTCTCTGAGTCATCGCCTTCGAAATCTATGAAACGCGAGGTGTCGAAGGTGAACAGCAACTCCGCCTTGTCCCCATGGGAATGCAAAGTGAGTTCGCCCATCAGGATGATGTCGAGCCCAATGATGAAGTCGGGCACCCCTTTCACGTCAGGAAGCCATGACGCTTCCACCAGAGCCGCATAGCGTCTGTTACCAGGGAAAGCAAAACAGATGGATGTGCTTCCGTGTACAGGACCGCCTACACCAATGCTGACACCATTGCCGTCAGCAGGCAGCTGCAATTTTTCAACGACCCATGGAGCCACAGAAGAGAACGTAGCGCCTGTGTCCCACACGGCATTCACTACGACCTCGCGCTGTGGGCTCATGTTCATCACCCGCAGCGGTGTCTCTATTCGTCCCAAGTCCACAGGGAACTCGTGGCGGAACACGTTGTCCGGCATATAATCCTGCTGCTTCATGCTGCAAAGATATGTAATTCCTGGCAATTACACAAGCAATCAGCGCGAAAAAGTTGTGAACACCGCTTTTTCGTAACTAGCTGATTACCAAAACATAATTCTTCGCTTCCTTTGAATCGAAAGGAAGTCTGACGGAACGTACCCCCGCACCGCCCTCTCGCGCCCGCGTAATTACATTATATGAGAAAA